TGCAAATAATAGTGGTTTTGTAATAATGAATGGGGTGTTGAGGGGTATAGATACATCAATGTACACAGCAAACACAGAGTTATATCTTTCTTCATCCGGCAAATTTTCAAACCAAATACCTGTTGCACCAAACCACAATGTCAGAATAGCCAAAGTTTTATCATCCGCGGTAAATGGTTCTATATATGTTTATGTAATGAATGGATTTGAATTAAACGAATTACACGACGTACTAATATACACAGGATCACTTAAAGATGCGGCAACTAACAACGGTGGAAGTTTATTATACAGGTCATCATCTGTGTGGACTAATAATCCTAATGTAAGATTGGCAGAGTCTACGATGATATTGGCAAGTGTATCTTCATCTTATAATTTTGCAAACGATACAGCAGCACAGGCGGGTGGAATACCAACAGGCGGACTATATCATACAAATGGAACTATTAAAATTAGATTGGTCTAATTAAAATTTTTACCCCTATTTTTTATTCTTATATTTATAGTAGTATAACTCTATAAATTTATAAATAATGTCTGTAAACACATATTGGTCTGGCTCAACCTATAACTCATTCTTATTAGCATCATCATCTGCGGAAGCAACTCCATTTGGAATTTATGATAATGATTCTGATTTTAAAACAGATGCGCCAAAGACGGCCGTCTGGGTTGCAAAAAGACTTGGATATCCAATTGTTAATGTGGAATTAGATAATCCGCAAATTTGGGCATGCTTTGAAGAAGGTGTATCCGAATATTCTGCACAAGTTAATCAATTTAATCTCCGTAATAACCTTGATATTTTAAGAGGCCAACCAAAAGAAGCATTTGGTGGTAGATCAAATTATTCACAAACGCTTGTAGATGGTTCTTTTTTACCAACAATAATTCGTATGTCTCAACAATACGGAACATTGGCCGGAGTTGGAGGAAATACAACTATAAAAAAGGCATATATTAATGTAACGGAATCCGTACAAAGATACGATTTAATGACAAGTGCAGTTGATACGGTTACATCACAATCATTTGCAACCACATTTTCGGGAAGTTCTACAATTGATGTAGTAAAAGTTTTTTATGAAGCAGTACCGGCAATAACAAGGTTTTTTGATCCATATTCCGTAGGCGCACAGGGAACTCTTAATTTAATTGGTGAATTGGGATTTGGTAATTATTCGCCAGCAGCACAGTTTTTAATGATGCCTATTTATGAGGATTTATTAAGAATGCAGCACATCGAATTTAACGACCACATTCGCAAATCAGCATTTACGTTTAATATAGTTGATAATAAATTGGAGATATTCCCTGTACCAACTACAAGATCACCTAAAAAAATATATTTTGATTATATTAGTAGGGATGAATTTGAACATGATTCACAAACAATCCAATCCGAATCCCTATCAGATTATTCGGACATACCATATGATTTTATTCAATATAGTAAAATAAACGAAGTAGGTAAGCAGTGGATTAGAAAATACACTTTAGCATTGTGTAAAGAACTATTGGGAGCAATTAGGGAGAAGTATAATTCGGTTCCAATTCCAGATGGTGATGTGACATTGGATGGTGCAGCATTGCGATCAGAAGCACAGGTTGAAAAGGATGCACTTATTACACAATTGAGAGAAAATTTGGAGGAGATGAGCAGGATTAAAGTGATGGAAAATAAAGCACATGAAGCGGATCATCAGCAACAAATGTTACAAAAAGTACCATTAAAAATATATGTAGGATAATATGCCAAAGTTTATGTTAGATAGGGACTTGCAACTTTTTAGAAGTTTAGCAAGGGAATTAGTAGACACTGTAATAGAGAATACTTGTGTTTTATTTAAAGTAAATTTAAAAGAAACGAAAGTAAATATCTATGGTGAATCTACTAATAAAACTTGGCATCCTGGAGTGCAGTTGTATGTTCTAATTGATAAAGATCCGGAAACGGCAGTATACGAAGGATTTGGATCAGATAACCAACAAAACATAAATTTTAAATTTGATAGATTATTATGTGAAGAAAGAAACGCATATCCGGAAATTGGTGATATTATTTATTTTGATAATTCATATTATGAAATAGATAATACTAATGAAATACAATTTGTTGGTGGTTTGCCTGGAGAAAATAGTGAAAGAAATTGGAGTATAGTGTGTTCTACATTTATGGTAAGTAAAGCAACACTTAATATTGAAGAAAGAATTAACTAAAATATATGTCTACGAATCCGCTAAGAAATAATCAGAGGATAACCCAAACAAAGACCTCAAAGCAGGACTTAAAACAAAGTGTAACTCTATTTGATATAGATTACGCAATGATGACTCATTTGGAAGATACAATATTACCAATTTTGGATGAAAATGGTAAATCTTTGAAAATACCTGTAATCTATGGTAATTCAGAAAGATGGAATGGTGCAAGAAGGGAGGGTGTGTTTAGAGATAGTAAGGGAAAAATCCAACTCCCATTAATGATGATTAGAAGAACTAGTGTTGCAAAAAATGAATCTATGGCTATGTTAAATAGGCATATATCATATTCAACCATTAGAAAGTATTCAAAAGAAAACCGATATGATAAATTTAGTTTATTAGGATCTAATATTAAACCAAAATATGAATTGTTCAATGTTACAATGCCGGACTATGTTGAAATAAACTACGATTGTATGGTTTGGACAAACTACACAGAACATCTAAACACCGTTATTGAACAATTACAATTTGCAGGATCATATTGGGGAGATAAAGAAAAGTTTAAATTTAATACATCGGTGGGTGATTTTAATGTTGTAAACGAAGTTGGAGAGGGAACTGAAAGAATCAATAGAGTTGAGTTTTCATTAAACGTTAAAGCGTATTTACTACCGGAAAAATTTGATGGTGAAAATACTACAAAAAAATCATTTTCAACTAACAGATTTGTTGTATCAACTGAAACGGATTTGACAGCAAATGGAAGATTGGAAGGGTTTTTAACCACACCTTCACCGTATTATGATAATAAAGACCTTATAGATTTCTTATCATTAAATACTAGTAAAGTACAAAATCCTGTAGCAAATAATACAATAACATTTGCAGGAATCAAACCAATAAAAGCCCCACCACTTTTAACATCGGTAGTATCAGGCACAATAACAATAAGTGGTGAACCATATGATATAAAAGTTTATATAAATGGAGTTAGGTATTACTATACTACACATTTTACAATATCTTATGTAGTTGCAACCGGAAATTTTACTATAAACTTTTTACCACTAATTTTGGGATTTGATGTCGATACCAATGATGAAATAACTATAACAGGAAAATTCATAGAAATATAATGAAAAGAACCTTACTTGATATAACACAAAAAATATCCAGAAAAGTGGTTGGTGTTGTATTAACTCCAATGGACTTACAAGATTCAAATTACTGGATATTTGAGGCAAAAAATTATAGATTCAATGATATATTACGAGAGGTGGAGTATAGAAAAACACAAGATAGAATTTCTATTCATATAAATACACAAAACATATCTAATAGAGATTTTTTAGTTGAAGAAGGAAAAACTGGAATAATAGTAAAATTTATAAAAAGTAATTTTCAATATGAGTTGGACAATGGTGATGAAATTTATTTAAAAGGAGATATAGAAAAATATGCTTAATAAATTTAATGCAGCTGCAAAAAAGCTTAATAGAGTTTTACCAAAAATAAATCCGAATAATCTAAACGATGATTTGTATTTAACAGGCAGCCTATTGAATATAAATTTACCAAGCACATCATCATATCAATCAAATGTAAAATCAAATCCAAATCCAACAAAATTAGTAAATAATAAAAGTAAAATAGAAGAATTTCATAATGAAATTTTACAATTTAGTGGAAGAACTATGAAAAAAGGAATTGATTCATACTCCACCGAAGGATTTGGAAAATTAATTATAAATAATATTAAATTAGATTATGGAACGGAGGGAGTATCTCCGGATAATTTTGAAGTATTGGTTGCTGGATTGCATTTACCTGGAGATTATATAGTATCGGAAGTTGGTAACGATGTTGTGGTAACTTTAAATGATTCTTATATAGATTTTAGTGGTGATGTTAATATTAATAATATTTATGTTATAGGTAAGTTTATAAACATATAAAAATAGTATGGCAACATTAATACAACTAAAACAAATAGAAAGTAGTTCATTTCTTATTCAAGCCGCAGAACTGGCAGCAACATTTACACAATCTGTAAAAGATGTGATAAATATAGTTGGAACAGTTTCATCATCTGCTCAACTTACAAGTTCATTGGATTTGAGATACGCATTAAGTGGAACTGTTGGTGGTGGAGGTGGTGATTGGTCAACCATTACAGGAATACCACAAGGAATAATATCAGCATCAACACAATTGGATGGTAGTACATTAAGAAACATAACAATATCAACCACAGATGCCGATCATTACTCATTAATAGTTAGTGGTGCTATAGGTGTGGTAGATGCTACAGACTTATCGGGAAGTATAGATGGAGATTTGGATACGACAGTTCCTGCTCAAATTTATTTAACAGGTTACCCACTTCCGACGGACCCGGCAGTTAGCGGAAGTTCCGAAGCAAACATAATTGATCAAGGTGAGTGGTAATCAAAAAAAAATGATATTTATATATTGAATAACCCAAATCAACATTTTAACGGAGAATAAGCATGGCACAAATAATTAAACACAGACGTGGTAGTTTAGAATCGCTAACTAACGTAACATCATCTTTATCAAAAGGTGAATTAGTAATAGCGTCAGGATCATCCAATATATCACCTACAAACGGATCATCTATTGTGTTTGCCGCAGTAGAAAATGGACAAGTACAGGCCGTAAATAGATTTATGAGAGGAACAACTGTTCCTAATACATTTTCAAATGCCGCATATAATGGTTTAGTAAATGGAGTTCCGTACTATGTTAGTGCATCAAACGTTACACCAACTTTATATTTGTTGGGAACAGGTGCAAACGAAGCTATAGATTTAATTGGTAACATACAACCATTTTCCACATCAGTTGATGCAAGATTGGATGCAGTAGAAGCATCAGTAGGTGGTGGTGGTAACCTTGCAAATTCTATCACATTAATAAACTCATTTACCGCATCGGCCGGAATAAGACTTACAAATTTAGAAAGTAAATCCGCATCGGTAGATATTTCTATAACTAACTTAAATGCAAGTTCGGCATCACAACAAACAAGCATCAATGCAATAAACATTGTAACGGCAAGTTTAGAATCCTTTACTGCATCGACAGTAACAAGATTAACAAATTTAGAAACTAAATCGGCATCCGTCGATATTAGTGTATCTAATCTAAACACATATACCGCATCGGTAAGTGTTAGTGTATTCAATATAAATTCGTTCACTGCATCTGCAAGTGGCAGTATC